AAGATAATCAATCAATTTAAATCTTCTATCTTAATATTATAACAATCTGATCGGGCAGTATAATTATTACTGGGATCAACATCTCCTTTCTTAATGAAGGTAGCTTTCTCAAAGTATTCTTTCTTATCCATAGAACCCAGATACCATCCAACAGTTAGATCATTCTTAACTCTGACAAAAGCATACATATCACATGATTGCTTTGTATTGTAGTTTGATATACTACAATCATAATTTGGTAAAGGTTTTACAGAGGTCTGTTTAGTTTTAACATCCACTTTCTCACCATTGGGCAGGACAATATCATAAGAGTAAGTATTGTGCCATGTCCCTCCCAGATACTCCAATGCTATCTGTTCTCCTATAAATCCTGCCAGATTTCCACCCCCCTTCAGGATAGAATTTCTCAGTCTGCCCATTTCCTCAGACTTGATACGAGCATTCTCAATCATGTCCAGAGATATTTTAATTTCTTTCATGGATATTTCCTAATGAGTTTCCTGCCATGTTCTCCCTATCTGTGCGTCTGCGTTGAGTGGAATATTCATCTGGAAAAAGTCAGATACTTTGGTCATGCAAGGGTCTGCCAAGCTGACAAGTTCTTCTGCATCATCAACATGAACTTCATACTGTTGCTCATCATGAATTGTATTTACCAGATATGCTCTGAGTTGTCTATCTTTAATTTCATCATCAAGAAATATAGACCATTGCTTACAGCAGATAGCCCCTCCACCTTGCAAGAGGGTATTCAAGGCAGCATGGGCACGGCGAATCATTATTCTCCTGCCATCTATACCTCTGATGTAACCTCTGGTTGAATGTCTTTGAACGCTCTTGATAAGCTTATCCAACTTGGGAAGACTGGACAGGAACTTTTCTCTAATCCTTTTACCATCATTGGATGATCCGTTAACGATGGACCCTATCTTCTCATTACCAGCACCATAGATGAAGGCATAGATGAAGGTCTTTGCTGCATTTCTGGTGGGTAGACCTACCAGTTCCTGATTGTAGGTGTGTGGGTCACCTTCCAGAACCTCATGGGTGTACTTATCGTCCTTCATGTAGTGTGCCAACATTCTAAGTTCCAGTCCTTTGGCATCCATCCCTACCAGAACGTGCTTGTCATCGGGCACTGTCCAGCAAGACCGTGAGTCCTCACCATAGGGCTTATGGTTGGCCACTATGTTTGCCATGTTGGGGTCTGCATGAACCATGCGCCCTGTCACAGCACCCATCGTGATGACCTTGCCATGTACTCGATTGTTCTCGTCCACCACATCCAACCAACTCTCAATCGTCTTGGCTCTGGTCTTCAGCATCTTCCATTCTGCCAGCCTCTTGATCTCTTCAGGTGCAGAAGAAGATATAGTTTCCAGATTTTTCTCACTGATCTTTGGTGATCCCTTTGGTGTGAACTCAATGGGGGTCCATCCATACGCATTCAGTCTCTCAATGATTTGCTTTGGTGATGCAAGATTAAATTTCTGATACTCAAATGCAGAGAAAGGGCCAACAATAGTATCAAGATCATAGTTCTTCAAACCTACGGTGGAAAGAGTTCCGTCCTTCTTAATCTTTGGTATGATTTCTTTAATCAATTTAGACTTGAGAGGAACCTTACTCAGTAGACTTTCCTCTATCTCTTCAGCCCTGTTGAGCACTTCCATCATGAGCTTGTGTGCTTTTTCAGTGTTCAAATAGAAGCCTCTGCTCTCTTGCTTGTTAAGAACATACCTTATCTTATGCTCCAAAGCTATTGATTTATCAGAGAAATCTTTCTTCTCAGTTCCTATTAAAAAATCATACACTTTGTGTGTGATGTGAACATCATTCTCACAATACTCCAACATCTGTGGAGAGAAATGAGAGAAGTCATGATAGTCAATCTTGTCCAGCCCCAGTCTCTTACCCCATGAGGCCAGAGAATGTCGGCCTTCTCTGTCAGGATTGAAGAGACATGAAAAGATATATGTATCTTGTATTTTTGATAGACTTATATTTGAATCCCATAATCTATTCAGTATGGGAGCATCAAAGGATAAAATATTATGACCTACTAGAATATCATAACCTTCAATAAGTTTGTTGAATGTTTTAGATTGGGTATGGCATGTTATACTTCCTGTATCTTTGTCTTTACAGACACAAACAAATATCTTTGTGGCATCGAGACCATCAGTCTCTATGTCTAGAAACAATATCCTTTGCATTTTTTGTTGCTTCTTCTTTAGTTTTTCCAGCAGCAATCATAGTCCATTTATAAGGATGTAAAAAATAACTATCCTTACTTTTATAATACTTCTTCCAGTCATCAGGAGTCCACTCTTCCAGAAGAGATAGATGAACCTTACTCCAAACCTTGAAAGAGTCTTTCCCTTCTCTGACTATCTCTGCTTTGTTTAGTATTTTCTGCATAACTAATCCTCTTTCTTTTTTTATACTTATCTTTTAATACTCTATCCCACTTCCATTCTTTCTTATTTCTTTTACTCTTTTTTTCCATGATCCTCATCCCAATTAGTGTCTTCTCCAAAACTATCAGACCAAGATAGTTTTATATTAGAACAGTTAATTACTGCTTTTAATATCTTAGAATGATCATGCATAAGTTCATTGACAAGTTTAAAGAATTCTTCATCAGCCTGTTTGTTATTTACTTTCAACCATAATTGTGTATACTCTACACTTGATAGACCAAAGTTAACCACAGTCATTTGTCCCGACATTATACTAAATCCTTTTTCTTGTCAACTTTAAATTTATTACGATCATATTTTTTCTTAGACTGCATAACTCTCTTACGAAAAAGTTTCCATTCCTTAATTCTTGCATAAGGATTTTTGCTTATGGGTTTCTTATCGGACATCTCCAGCATCCTTATATATAAAACACCTATCATATTATTCTATCCTTACATATAAGTATATAGTATATCCTGATAAGTTTTGTCAAGTAGGGTCTCCCTGTTCTAACCTTTTAACTCTATTAGTTAGCCACCTGATAATCATCTGATATTCTACATCATCTTTGTTGGATGTTGACAATGTAAGTGTTTGAATCTCTTGATTTAGTATACAAATACTGTTGAATGTTTGGCTATCCATCTTTATGCTTCCCAGTCACAGACTACATACTTATGAAAATATTCTTCTCTTTCATCAGAAGTAAGCCCATCTTTATAATCATCTTTCTCAATTTTCTCAACAGCCACAGCCACAGCAATAAACTTATCTACCTGTTCTTTTGTATCTCTTGATAAACTATGTATCATCTTTCTTAGTAGTTTATTCTCGTGTTTAAGATTTTCTATTTCAATATTATATTCATCAGGAACTTTACCATGACCTACTGTCCTATCCCATTGTCTTTGTGTATACTTAGACATTTAGATTCTCCCAACTTACAGGAAACAAAGGGTTAATAATATCACTAATCATTTGTGCCACCTCTTGAGTTTCTTTCTGTGTATGACTATCTAATCGTAGCTTACACATACGACTATAAGCTAATAAGGAGCCTGTCCATATCCATTCAGTGTACGTTGCTTGTGGCAGCACCATCCTTGCCTGTTCAGGAGAACATCCGTCTAGTATCATCTTATTATAAATAGTATATAAACCTTTTAAATGATTTTCAGACCATAAGATGTCCTTTGATTTATATTCTTCATTAGAAGAACCTTGTTTGATATCATCTGCTTTCTTCCTCCATTTGTTGGGCCAATAAAATTCGGGTTCACTACTTACATACCTACGTGACACCTCATTCCACGCAAAGCCCACCTGATGTTTACCTAACTGCCGTGCTACAAATACAGGTGCCTTAACACGTAAGCTGATCTGTGGGTGTGCGAATGGTGACCAGTGTTCATGATCTGCGAGATACTTAATGAGCTTACGATCCTTATTATCTAACTCCTCACTTTCATTATTAAAAGAAACACGGGCTGCATTTACCACAGTTAGGTCTGTACCCATGTGATCTAGATAATCTACATGCATCTACTTATTCTCCTCATAAATTCCAAAGTGTTCCCTAATTTGTTTCCTACAATTACGAACGTCTTCAAAATCCTGTCCATCGTTTATGTTAGGCCACACAGCATCTCGTACTTCTTTTAGTGCAAACGCTAGTTCTTCTTTTAATCTTTCATATTCGTCTAGCCATTCTTTCTCAAATTTATTCATTCTTTTATCCTTGTAAGTGGCGACCTCGGTAGGACTCGAACCTACGACCTGCGGATTAGAAGTCTGCTGCTCTAGTCCAACTGAGCTACGGGGCCATCTTGTTTAACTT